ACGGTGTTCACATCGCCCCTTTTTTTATGTATAATGAAAACAACCTAGATTAATTAATCTGCAGACTGGCTAGGCAGACGCTATAGAGACTGCAGGTGTAAAACTATAGGAGAAATAAATTATGGCAAATACAACTTTTTCGGGACCGGTCCGATCGGAAAATGGTTTCGAAACAATCGTAAAAAACGCAACAACAGGTGCAGTTACAAAAATTGCAGATGTTAATGGCGTAACAGGCGGAAACTCAGTTACAGCTGATGCAGCTGTAGAGTCAGGTGCTTTATTTTTAAGCAGTATCGCAACTGATGGCTTCGTAATGAAAACTTACCAAGCGACTGTATCTATAACAAACGGAAACACTACAGGCGATGAAGCAGCAATTGGTTTTCCAGCAAACTTCATTCCAATGTTCTGTGTAGTAAGAAACACAGCAGCTACGACTACTGGCGGAAATATTACAGATGTAGGAACAGCTGGTGACCCTAACGCATACGTAGATGGAGCAGTTTTATCTACAAGTGCAGCGGGAGCACAAATCTTTGCTTGCAACGGTGTTGCGGGTGTAGGATCTGGTGGATCTGGAACGACAGCAGGAATACCATTAACTCCTGATGAAATCAGAGTGACAATGGCAGATCCTGGAGCGTCTGGTGCGTCTGTTGTAGTAACATTTATTGGTATTACATTTACAGAAACATTAGACTTAGTATAATAATTAAACTGGAGCTCCTTCGGGAGCTCCTAATTTGGAGAAAATATGTCAAGTACAAGTATACAGGCGAAAATGTTTAAAGCTGTTACAGCAAGCACTACAGCAATCGCTGCTGTGCAATCCCCAACTGGTTCTGGAAACATGACCTTAACTGGATCTGCTGTAAATGATGGCTCAAACATGTCAACGACTGTTACACTGACCTCTGCTAACAATAATGCTGCTGTTTCTTTCACAGTCACAGGAACGGACGCGAGCGGTAACGCTGTTTCTGAAACAATTGGTACTGGTCCAAACGCTGGAACAGTAACTGGTTCAACAAAGTTTCTAACAGTAACTCAAATTAGCCACTCAGCAACCATTTCAGCTGTTTCTGCTGGATTTACAGCAACAACCGATACCACTGGTATTGTATTTGCTGGAGCGACAAGAGTTAGAGGAATGCACGGAGTATCAAAATCTTCGGCTGCTGGTGCGATGATCATTAGAAACGGATCTCAATCAGGAGATAAAAGGTTAGAACTAGATGCCCCTGCGGCTGCTGGTATGATAGATCCTTATATCCCTGATGAAGGTATTCGTTTTCCTGATGGTGCATTTATCGACATTAGCGGTGGATTTGATAGTGTAACGGTATTTTTTGATGGAAGTTACTAATAAAGAATATACGTTAGGACTTTTAAAATTAAAGCGTGGAGGCGATGTAATGCCTCCACGTAGTAAAAAGTATTTTCGTTCTACAAAAAGTGGAGCGGGGATGACAGCAGCTGGTGTTGCTAAGTACAGGAGAGATAATCCTGGTTCAAAACTTAAAACAGCAGTTACAGGCAAAGTAAAACCTGGATCAAAGGCCGCAAAGAGACGTAAATCATTTTGTGCTAGAAGTGCTGGACAAATGAAGAAGTTTCCAAAAGCAGCTAAAGATCCTAACTCTAGATTAAGACAAGCTAGAAGGAGATGGAAATGTTAGAAAAAATAAAACAACAAATTTTGTGGGTAGTCAGAACTATTTGGAACAAAATCAAAAGTGTTTGGAACAAATGGGTTTCTTGGGTATTCAAAGGATTTTATAAGTAGGTAATTTATGGCCTTAAAAATTTCTGAGTCCGCAGCCGTGCAAATGCCGATGAAGACGGTTGCCAGTCTGATCACGATAATCGCGATTGGGACCTGGGCTTATTTTGGCATTCATGAAAAATTAAATCAGCATTCTACAAAAATAGAATTGATGCAAAAAGATTTAGATCAAAACTCAGAGTTTAGAATTAAATATCCAAGAGGTGAGTTAGGTCAATCAGCTGGAGAGGCAGAACTTTTTATGATTGTAGAGCATGTCAGTGGTTTACTAGAGGATGTTGAAGAAGAGATTAAAGGCATGAGAAACAATGCAGTTAATATAGAGTTTTTAAAGAAAAGAACTGAAAAGTTAACTGAAGACGTAGAGAAGTTAATTAGAAACGGGAGTCACTAATGATAGAAACTGTATTCGCTCTTATCTTAACTTTAAACGGAAATATGATAGAGCATGTATATAAAAACAACCTCAGTGATTGTTTGAAATCCAAGCGTATCGCGCAGAACGAGGTTAATCCAGAAAGAGTTGTTTTCTCTTGTCAAAAAGTAAAGGCACAAACAGAGATTTACATGGATAGAAAAAAGATTGTAAAAATATTACCATAATGGAACCAATCTGTTATATATTTTTAATGCTGTGGCTAATGGGGATATCTGAATAATGGAAAATTATATTGTTGAGCCATTTTTACCTATCAATACTATTATAGCTTTTATTTTGTTGTGTGTGGTAATATGGTATGGGTTAAATGATAAATGAGTTATTTAAATGCAAACATACCTGTGGAATATGCACAGATAAGGAAGGAGTATCTTTATGATCTTAAAAGTCATCATGGGGAAGTTGAAGATTGCATTATCTTTGGTCTTACCTGTATTACGGGTAAAGCTATCTTATTTCATGCAATTATGGAAAACGGAGCTATTTTCTATCGTTTGCCGATATCTGCATTCATTCAAAGGGGTTTTAAAGCAAAGGACGTTCCTAGGCGTAGATTGGATGAATTGGAGTTATGGAATTCTTTCAGTTATTTTCCTGCTGTTACTTCTTGGGATATTTTAGAAGCTCAATCAGGAAAATATATTGGTAAAGATAAAAAGTGGCATCATGGTAAATATTTATTTACTGTTGACTTTGCTCATCCTGAACCAAACATTCTAGATACGGATCACTCAGAAATACCACATGAACATAAATGTGCACACGTTTTATCATTAGATGATGGCAACTATGCAGCACAACCAAACAACAGATTGATTTGGGATATTCCATCCTTTACAGTTAAAGATAATATTCCTGATTGGAAAGTGCAAACTTCTGAATGGAATGTAGAAGATACAAGTAAATGGAGAACAGAAGATACAGATAAATTTTTTTATGAAATAGAGGAGAAGAAAAAATGAAATTAACAGCTAACATAACTCTTGATGAATTAACAAAAAGTCAGGTTGCGGAGAGAAAAGGTATCAACAACAATCCTAACCCACAACAAATTGAAAACTTAAAAGCTTTAGCAGTAAACATATTGCAACCGGTGCGTTCACACTTTGATAAACCTTTAATTATATCATCAGGATTCCGTTGTGCTCAGCTCTGCCTAGAGATAGGAAGTTCAGTAAATTCTCAACATGTAGCAGACGACAGTGCAGCCGCAGCAGACTTTGAGATACCAGGTGTAGATAACAGGGAACTTGCAACATGGATTAAATCAGAGCTAGAGTACGACCAGCTCATCTTAGAATTTTACCGTGACAATGAACCTTCTTCGGGCTGGATACATTGTTCATACTCGACAAACTCAAATAGAAATCAATCCTTGCGTGCTAAAAGAATTGATGGTAAAGTCGTGTATTCTCCATGGCTCGAATAACTGTTATAGATAATTTTTTAGAAGATAAACATTTTAAAAAAATTAAAGAATATTTCACATCAAGTTTGATACCTTGGTACTGGTTGCATGTAGATGTGCTTCTTGATGATAATCAAAAAGAGTTAAATAAAAATGGTTTTTTTAATCATTGTATTTACAACCATTGGCAGTTTTTAGCATCTTATCCTGATGAATTAATTTTAGTCACAAAAAAATTAAATGTTAGAGCCCCCTTACAAATTAGAGCTAATTTAAACTTAAGAGATATTGATTCAGTTAGTTCTAAATGGCACGTTGATTATCCGGATATTAAAAATAATAAAACAGCGATATATTATTTAAATAATAACAATGGTAAGACAATATTAGACGAAAATGGAACGTATAAAAAAGTTGACAGCAAGGAAAATAGAATGTTAATATTTGATGGTGATATAAAGCATAAGGCTCAATATCAAACTGACGTACATAAAAGATATTTATTAAACATAAATTATATATAATATGCCAATAGGAAGATCACAGATACCACAACAAATCGAAGGAAAGCTTAGGGGTGCCCGTGATGAAAAAAAGAAAGTTAAACTATACTCAAAGGGTGGAATGAAGAACGGAAGAAAATTAAATAAGTTAGCTGTGCAACTAGGCAAATCTGCAAAACTGCATTCAAAACAAGCTAAAGTAGTGAAAGGAATAATTCGTGGATCCAAAAAAAGGAACGGGAAAAAAGCCTAAAGGATCTGGTAGAAGACTCTACACAGATGAAAATCCTAAAGACACGGTAAGAATAAAATTTGCTACACCTGCTGATGCAAGAGCCACAGTTAGGAAAGTAAAAAATATTAACAAGCCATTCGCAAGAAAGATACAGATATTAACTGTTATGGAGCAACGTGCTAAGGTTATGGGTAAAACACAGGTGGTTAATATTGCAAATCAAGCCAAAAAACAAATACGCAAAACTCGTAAGGTCTAGATCATATCGTCCTAAAGTGATACAATCTAAAAAGTTGTACGACCGCAAAAAGGAGAAAACATCTCTCAAAGTGGCCACTAAAGAAGGAGAATAAAATGACAAAACTATGTCCTAGAGGAAAAGCGGCAGCGAAGCGTAAGTTCAAGGTATATCCCTCAGCATATGCTAACGCCTACGCATCTAAAATCTGTGCTGGTAAAATTAAAGATCCTGCTGGAGTGAGAAGAAAAGATTTTAGAGGACCTAAACCAGCAGCCAAAGGAGCTATGATTAAAGCAAAAGAAGGCTCTTACATAGGTTCTTATATCAAGAGCGATATAGACGGAAAAAAAATTTCTAATAAATCTTACGAAAAATATTATAAAGGCATGATCTAATGGCTAGAGGTTCTTGCTGGGTTGGTTATGAACAAAAAGGTATGAAGAAAAAAGGTAATAAATTAGTTCCTAACTGTGTTCCTGCTGGAATGAAAAAAGGAGGATTGAAAGAATGGTTCAGACAAAAATGGGTAGATATTGGGAGCAAGCGAAAAGATGGATCATTCGCAAAATGTGGAAGATCGAAACAACGTGCGGATGCAAAACGGAAGTATCCAAAATGCGTGCCCTTAGCAAAAGCAAGAAGAATGACAGAGGGTCAAAGAAAATCTGCCGTTGCAAGGAAACGGGCCGCTGCCAATGTGGGACCAAAACCAACTAATGTTAAGACTATTTTAAAAAGAGACATTGGTGGTGATGTAAAAAAACCTAAAATCAAAAAAGGTAAATTTAAAGTTAATTTATTTACTTTTGATATGCCTAAGACAAGATATGGAGATAATACCATAACTGCCGTAGAGGATACGAAGGTAGATTTAGATCCAAACATAAACTATAGTAGAATATATAAAAATAACATCCAAGTAGATCTTGGAATATCTACAAAAGGAAAAGCTGGAGTAAAAATAAAAAAGGTATTTTAATTATGGCAACATCAGGTTCATCATCATTTGATTTGAATATAGACGACATTATTAATGAAGCATTTGAAAGATGTGGTCAAAGAGCTATGAGCGGTTACGATTTAAAAACTGCTAGAAGATCCTTAAATTTATTATTTTCTGATTGGGGAAATAGAGGAGTTCATCTTTGGAAAGTTTCATTAAACGAAGTGGCATTAGTTTCAGGGACTGCTCAATATGCAGTAAATGAAAGTGTAAGCGATGTTTTGGAAGCTTACATATCTACAACAGCTGCGGCAGCAGATAATGCTAACACACAAGATGTATCTTTAACAAAAATAGATAGATCTGCGTATGCAGCATTACCAAACAAATTAGCAACTGGTCAACCCTCACAATATT